GGCATTCTAATGCTGTTAGTTTACGACCTTGAGCTGCATAAAAAGTTTGAGTTACAAACCTAAATACTTCTTCTAAAGGACCGGGACCACTAGCTCGGCCACCAAATGTTTTTAACTTAGCACCAGCGGGTCTTACCATACTGGTGTCCCACTTTGGATGAATACCTTCATAAAGATTAGCTAGTAGGTTAAATAAAGCATTACACCAGCCTTCTCTTGAATCTTGTACTTCAACAATCTTATTAAAATTCTTTTCAATTTTATTAGGAACTACTGGTAGTTTATCTGTACAACGATGTTCTACAGAATATCCTACTCCAGTACCACACATAAGAATATACATAAGATTACTGAATGATCTTACTGAATCAATATCAAGATAAGAACAATTGTAAAGAGCAGTATGATCTCTATCTAGCGCAGGTCCAGCGGTCATAAGACCACGCATACTTGGAAGAACCTGAAGATTTAGAATAGCGTCTTTAATATCAGGTCTTGATCCTAGTTGTGGAACTTTAGTTGTAAAATAATTCCACCAACGATCTACAGTTTCTGTCCAAGTTTCTCTACGATTTTCTGATTCAATCCAACGACTATAACGACTTAGTGCAATAAAGTTTTGAAATGTGTTCATTATTTTGCTCCAGTTGATCCAAACCCACCATTATTTCTTTTAGTATCTGATAATTGTTTTACTTGTTGTAATTGTGGTGTAAAACAGTCAATTAATAAAAGCTGTGCAATTCTTTCACCTTTGTTAATTGATGCTCTTTTTGTTTGAGATGTATTTCTAATGGGGACTAGAATTTCACCCCTATAATCAGAGTCAATTAAACCAACACCATTAGCTAAAGTTAGTGGTGTTTTTGAAGCAAGACCAGAACGAATAAACAGTAAACCACACTTACCTTTTGGAATTTCTAAACTAAAACCAGTTGGAACTAAATGAACATCTCCAGCTCTAAACAAAAGGAATGATTCATTTATATTTGCTACTAAATCATATGCAGCAGCACCTTCTGTTTTTCTTTCTGGAACATAGTTACATTTAATATTTACCTTACTAACCAATGGTTCTTTTTTCTTTTTTGGAATAAAATAGAAACTATTAGTTACATAAGAGTTTTTGTTTTTTTTAACAAATAACTTAGTTAACAGTATCTTAATATTAATTGGTAAATATATAGTCCATCTTAGGATAAAATTCTTCATTCGCTAACCTTTCTGAAAATATCTTTTAGCTCCAACAATTGGGAGTCCATAGTTTAATTTCTTTATCAACGGCTTTTGATGTTATTTTATTTACTGAAACATCGCCATATCTTAGAATTCTTACACACCTAGCCATAGTTAGGCAATAATCATAAGTGTATTTATTTTTATCTCTATCTTTAGCTTGCTCATATGTTGCTAAAACAGCTTGAGTTCGGTTAGAAATAGAAACACTATCTATAATCTTCGATGCCTTTGCTGGCCCCATCTTCCAAATACCGGGAATATTGTCTGTGGTATCGCCAGTTAACCATTGAATGTGGAAGTTTCTATCTGCTTCTTCTTCTGTTAGTAGGACTGGTTCTAATTCCTTATCTGGGTTCCAATGCCATCCCGGTACACTACGGAGATCCTTGTCGATTGTGACGGCTATACAGCCCCTAGAAGGGCTAGAGGTAGCTAGACCCATAAAGTCATCGGCCTCTATCTGGTTGCCTACAACAAACTTTTTACAATGGTTTTTGATTGATTCCTCAACCTCAAGCCTTGATTCAGGTCCATATTTATTTGTATCTCTATGAGCTTTATATAAGTCCCATAACTTTCTTCTAAAGTTGTCTTTTCTTGAACACGAAAAAGCGACCATTATTTCAGTCGCTTGTGGTGGTGTCCAAGCATCTAGTGCATCCTGAACCCATAGATCAATATCTTCTATACCTTCAGAATCAGCTCTAAAAGCTATACGATATGCAAGAATGTCTCCATCAAGAATCGCTTTCATATCGTTTATCCTCCTCATCAAGAGCTTTTTCTAAAAGATCCATTAGTTCTTCAATAATCTTTTCTGGATCTGGGTCACGACCTTCTCTATTAGACTTACAAATTTCACAGTCACACTCTGCTTTACTATTGTCGGCTAGTAGATTTAACCAAACTGGAATATTTTTTAGTATGTGCTTTTTAAAGACAACTAAAGAACTATCATTTGGAATCTTGAATTTAAAGACATCTCCATAGTTTTTGTCGTTAACTTCAATCTTATTAGCCATTTCTTCTGATGGGTGATTTCTCCATTCACCTTCATCATCAAACAACTTTCTCTTACCTTGCTTGATAAAAATTGTGTTTGCATTATATTCTCTAGCAGCAGCGACTTCATTCATATAACGACAGTCATCTACAATAATGACACGCTCTTTAAATGTATCAAGGTTTTCTTGATCTTGTAAAGCAAGTTGTTCTTCTTTAGCAATCTGCTCAACCTTTATTTTCCATTCATTTACCCAATGATCTGGATCTTTAATTCGCATAGATTCACCTAGATTTTGGCAAAACTCACGATATTCTTTTGGATTATTATCTTTTGTTAATCCTTTTAATTCTGCTGCTTTTTTAATACCATAAGCAAATGGAACCATTTTTGGTGTAAAGTTATTGTTTACACAGAACTCCGCAACTACATTAGCAAGAGTAGTCTTACCAACTCTAGCCTTACCGCCAATCATAATGATAATCATTCTTTACCTCCTGCATAAAAAGATGCGGTGTGTGTCCTAGTTTGAAATTATACTTTAGATTTTTATTAAGCCAGTTAGCAGCAAGTGTACCACAATGATTAGGCTTAATACCAACCCATCTACCAAATAAATACCATAACAATACTTTATACCAAGTCCAAATTGGATGCTCTTTAGCTAACTGTTTAATATCTTCTAAACAAGTATCATAAGTACCCATAAACTTTTTATAGATTAATACTCCACCTTTTTGTTCTAAAATAAATGTAGTCATTAATCTAGTTTCTTCGCCGTCTATAACCATAGGAGTTATATCAGCAAAAGGAAAACTAAATATTAAACCAACATGGCTTACCTTAGATCTTGTTAGTGTTTTAATTAATTGAGTTCTCCACCAACCTAAGCCAGCAGAGTAATCATAGAATGCTACATATATTTCTGCCTTCATTAGTGTGTCTCACTCCAGTTTTTACCTATAGAATAATTGGCATCAATCCGTATCTTAAGCCCCAACTTTTCGCCAGCTTCGGTAGCAGCAGCAGTTATAACTTTACCAACCTCATCTGCTATATCTTTAGGACATGAATATTGAAGTTCGTCGTGAACATAAGCAACTTGTTTAACAGCATTACCAAACTTTTTCTTAAGATTTACATAAGCTATGCACATCCATAGTTTACTTACGATAGCACCAGAACCTTGTAGTAGTGTGTTTAGTGCTGCGTGTTCTGATCTTACTGGAACAGTACGACCATCTGGTAACTGAACACCTTTAGTCTTTGCAACAGAATATTTTACTTCTTGTTGAACTTTATCTAATGCAGGAATTTCTTTTTGAAATTTAGATCTAATCTGACTACCAGCATTACGATTACCACCAATAATCTTACCTAGTTTTTCATCTCCAGCACCATAACAGTAAGCATAGATAAAGGTTTTGGCAGCATCTCTATTAGGAAGTCCTGCTGCTTTTTGATTATAAGTATGAATATCGTCATTAAGAATTTTATCACCATACTTACCATTATCATACTTAGCCATAAAATGGGATAGCATTCTTAACTCAAGACCTTGCAAGTCTGCGCCAACAAGAACATGATCAGACTCTATAGGGCAGAATAAAGCCCTAGCACGCTTGTCTTTGCTAACCTGTGCCATGTTCGGCTGACTATGGGTGCAACGCCCTGTAGCGGCTCCCTGTGCGTTTACAAGCCCATGAACGCGACCATCTCTAGAGTGGTGGATTCTTGTATTCCAATCTTCAACCTGTCCCATTAATTTAATACAGTCAAAGTATTGCACTAGTTTCTTAGCTTCAGGATAATTTAGTTTTGATAGAACTGATTCATCAACCTTTGGATTACCCTTGTCTGTTAGTGGTGCTTCCCATCCATACTTATCAAATAATCTACTAGCGATTTGCTGACGGCTACCGGGATTAAAGACCTCAATCTTATCCTTAAGACGCTTACCAGTTTTGGTAGACCATCTTTCTTCGACTTTATCTGGAAAGATAGTACGCATCTCATCTTCAATTTGAGCCTTTTCAATAAGAAGTTCTCCAATTAAACGGTCGCCGCCAGCAGCATCATAACCAAAACCAGTAAAGGTTTGTTCAGCAAGTACTTTAGATACAAGATGCTCAAACTGAATTACTCGTTGTGGCACTTTGCAGAC